GGGGCAATCTCCGGTACCGGGAATAACGGTTATATTATCGAGGATAATTTTTTAGTATACGGCAAGTCTGCGACGGATTTGCAAACGATAGCTGACAGAGTCCTTAGGGTAATCGGTGTCGTATGGTACCGACCAGCACAGGTAGAAGCCCGAGGTAATCCCTGCCTGGAGGTAGGGGATGGCATCTTGTTGCACACGACTCGGGAGACCATTTATACCTATATCCTGCAGCGCACATTAAAAGGCATACAGGCACTTCGTGACAGCTATACGGCGGAGGGCGAGGAGTACAGGACCGGACAGGTTAATGGACTGCAGAAGCAGATTATCCAGTTAAAGGGAAAAACCAACACACTGACTAGGACGGTGGATGAAACTCGTCTGGAAATGAAAGATATCAACCAGAACCTGTCCACGCAGATCAGCATCAATGCACAGCAGATCCTTACCAAGGTATCCAAGGACAATATCGTTTCAGAGATTAATCAGACTGCGGAAAGCATCAAGATCAAGGCAGAGAGGATAGACCTGGTTGGTGTGGTAAATGCGGATGAACTGGTCAGCAAGTATGCCACCATAGAGACGTTGAATGTGACCAAACTGGAACTGAACAACCTGATTGCCACCAAGGCAACCATTGACTCTCTGAATGCCGTCAGTGGCCGCGTGGGGAGCCTGGAAGCAGATCATGTGACAGTCTCTGATCTGAATGGTGTAAGCGCCCGTTTGGGAACGGTAGAAGCCAACTATATCAGTGCTGGAACCGTAAAGGCTAATTACATGGAAGTAGCTAACTGGACATCCTCCGGGGTAATCAAAGCAGAGAGAATCAGTGCAGCTACTATCGTTAACAAGCTGTCCAGTGTGGACCTGATCAGCGTAAGAGCTATCGGTGTGTCGGGCTATATGAATTATAAAGGTACGGCAGTTGCGTGGAGAACAAAATCCATTAGTGGGACTGTTATTACTTATTTGGGACCGGAGGATTAAGAATGAGCAATTTAGAAATCAGGGAATTTAGTCAGGCAATTATAAACTTTGTGGATAGTTCCGGGTTGCCGGAGGAGGTCAAGCGTATGGCTCTGCAGGAGGTGCTGACACGTCAGGAGCAGAAAGCCAGGGATGCATTACTGGCGGAGATTGCGGCTCGGGATGCCGAGGAGCAGGAGGTGAAGCAGGATGCAGAAAGCGTATGACTGGGAAGAGAACTATTGGGAGAATAAGCCATCGACCAAGACACCAGTGAATAAAACCAATATGGATAAGCTTAGCAATGGAGTTTGCACCATTGATGAGCGTGTAATCACACTTGATTTGACCAAGTTTGACAAGGTTGATGCGCAGTCCTGTATTAAACAGATTGCCTATGATAAAGCGACTGGTAAATGGACAATCACTGCATTTTCTGGCGCCCAGCAGGTCATTGATACCATGCTCGAAAAGTTGGCGGTTAATTTTGACTATGATCCCGAAACACAGCGGTTAATCATTACACTGGATGATGGCACGCAGAAATATGCGGATCTGTCAGCGTTGATTACTCAGTTTGAGTTTATGGACTCTGATACCGTTTACTGGACGGTGGGGGCAGACGGTAAAGTAAAGGCTGGTATTAAAAACGGTAGTATCACGGACGAGAAGCTACAGCCGGACTATCTGGCAGAGATTACGGTACAGGCAGAGACAGCAATACAGCAGGCAATCGCTGCAGCGACATCTGCAGCACAGGCTAAGATAGATGCAGACCGTGCGGAGACCTATGCAAGCATCACAGAGCCTAAATTTTATTTAGATGAGACCACGATGAAGCTTTACATGAAGGATGGCGTGGGTGTGGATTTTGTAGCAGATGACAATGTTTTGTATTGGAAAGTAGCATAAGGAGGAATGATTTATGGCAGCACCGGAAGGATATAAGACACTTGGAAAGATAGGAATATCCTACAAAGGAGATTACAACATCAATACTGCGTATGAGCGGTTGGATGCTGTGTTACATAACGGCAGCACATACCTTGCCCTAGTGGATGCCCCGGACGGAGCTCCACGGGATGATAAGATCAACTGGATCTATTTAGCCAAGGGCTTTAGCAGCGATATTGGGGACTCCGAAATCACCTTCACAGAGGCAGAGGCCCGGGAAAACATTGATACCGGCGAGAGCGTAAAGACGGTTTTTGGTAAAATAAAAAAGTTTTTTACTGATTTGACGGCACCGGCTTTTGCACAGATGATCACATCCAAGGATGATCTGCTGGCAACCAAGGTTACCGGCTATGTGCCAGATGCCAAGGCAGTAGCGGATACATATACTGAGTTAAATGGCAAGTTAATTGCTCCTGACTATAAATCTGCTGTAGCCATACAATCTAATTACACTTGTATGACTAATGGCTATGTAATTGGAACAATACAGGGTGCAGTGAATGGCTGGGCATCTATCCGATCATCCAAGAATGCAAATTATATCTTGGCATTATGTACATCATCAGAAAATCCTATAGCGGTATGTATTCCATTTGCATCAGGAGACTCCGTTATATTTGGATCGAGTGGTACATATAATCTCGCATTTGCACCGGCTAAATAATAAAAGTACCTTTTATCACGCAAGCATTTAGAGTTCCGGTTGCGGAATACTCCTGAAATATACTTCCATTGTACATCAAGCTTACATTACCAGTGCTAGCAACATCATTTATCACTAAGTACTGACTGGGTATCAATATATTATATTTGGGGTGTAAATCTGCTGGTAGCGTGGCTAATGGAGATCCGTATGGTATAGACCCACTTAAAATGCGGAATCCAAAATCTACAATATTGCCCGTTCTTTTGCAGTGTACAAAATCGGTGGTTACACCTGATGGGAACGTTATATCATAATCTACGGATTTTAACTTGCCATTTAACGAAGTAAATCAGATGGCGGGCGCAGCCACAAGAGCGCCAGAAAGGAGCCCACATGGGTTACATTAAATTTAAAAATAAAGAGACCGTACAGAAGGTCATAGTATCTGAAGAGAGTCCTCATGTGATCAGAATCACCGGAGACAATCTCGTTGTAAATACTGACGGCTTCAGTCTCTATCTGGACGAAGATTGCAAATATCCGCTCGATAATGGTGAGTATGAGGCATACAATACTTTGTTCCGAGAAGGTGACGGCTGGTATGAGCTGTCCGATGACGGATCTGTCTATGTTGAGCCGGTTGCACCGGTGCAACCGGAGCCCACAGAGGAAGAACTGGCAGAAATGGCCAAACAGGAACAAATCCGACAGGTAACAGCACAGATCAATGACTTGAAGGTACAGATTGCTGCAAGCGACTATAAAGTAATCAAGACCTACGAGTATTCTCTGCTGGGAGAGCAGGCGGAATACGACATGGAAACAGTCCATGCTGAGCGACAGAATCTCCGGGATCAGATCAACGCACTGGAGACGCAGCTGACAGAATTAACAGCAGAGTAGGAGGCTGCCAATGAGAGCAAGAGACGGACCCGCGTAATTACATAGCAACCATTGAGCCAAGAGCCGATTACTTCCCTGCCGGGAGGTGACCGGCTTTTATATTTGAGTGAGGTGCGGCAACATGAACGAAACCGAAATGGAACATCGGCTTACAGAGGTAGAATCCAGATCAAAATCCAATACTCATAGGATTGATAAGTTGGAGAGAGTGACGGAAGAAATCCACACCATGTCAAACACAATGATTCAGTTGGTGGAGGAAGTAAAACACACCAACGAGACGGTATCAAGCTTGGATCAGAAGGTTGAAAAGATGGACAGCCGAGTGGATGATATGGAGCGTGCTCCTGGGAAAGAGTGGAGTAATGCAAAGAGAACAGTTTTTAATACCATTGTTAGCGGACTTATAGGAGCTATAACTACAGGACTTATCTGGGCTGCGGTACGGGCATCCCAGATGTTTTAAGAAAGAGAGGATAACATTATGGATTTATCATTTTTATTGCAACTCGTAGACCCCATCATTTTGGGAATCTGTCTGCTGACAGGTTATGTGCTTAAGGAGGCATTTGACAAGTTTCCCAACAAGTTTATTCCGCTTGCATCCCTGAGCATGGGAACCATCATTGCAATCATTATCCACCTACAGGCCGGTATCAATGCAGAGGTTGTATTGGGCGGAATGATCTCGGGACTGGCTGCCACCGGCATGTATGAACTGTTGAGGAATCTGCTGGACTTTGACGGAAAGAAGGAGGAGTAACATGAAACAGGCATTATATAAAGGACCGGACATTTCCAAACACAACGGAAATGTCAACATAAAGAAGGTGCGCGATGCAGGATACAAGCGTATCGGCATTCGGGCAGGGTATGGTAAAAATAACGTTGATGAGAAGTATGTCAGCAATGCGCTTGCATGCGTAAATCTGGGAGTTTTAGCTATTATTTACTGGTTTTCCTACGCTTTTTCTGAGCTCATGGCAAAAAACGAAGGGGACTATTGCTGTGATCAGGTCGAGAAATACTGGGAAAAATGTCCTGTCGCATATGACTGCGAATATGACACTGTACGCTATGCCAGAACTAAGGGGATAAATATCACAAAAGATCTGGCAACGAATATGGCCATTGCGTTTTTGTCGAGAGTAAAGGAAAGAGGACACGTCCCGGTGATTTACACTAATCGGGATTACCTTAAAAATTACTTTGATATGGACAAGATTGTGGCAACGCTGGGAAAGGTGTATGTGTGGTATGCTAGGTACGGAGTGTCTTTGAGCGAAGCTGAACTGAATCTGGCCGATATCTGGCAGTATACGTCCTCTGGAGTTGTGCCTGGAATCAGTGGCAAGTGTGATATCAATATTTTTTATACAGACTTCGAAATGGTGTCAGTACCGGCGGAGCGTGAGGAAGTATGTAACATCAACATCCAGAACTTCCAGGAAGCTGCAAATGCAGATGGGTATCGGGATGAACAAGGGAGAAAGCTGGTCGAAGATGGCAAAGATGGTCCCAATACTCAGTATGTGCGGCGGCAGATCTGCCTGCAGGCGAAGAGAGTCGGGCTGATCTATAAGGTTGGCTCCACAGGAGCGGTAGTTAAGTGGTGGCAGACACGTTGTAACGAGATCCTTGGCGGTAATCAGGACACTGATGGCAGGTATGGCAAGACTGCCAGAACGGAGACAATCAAGCTGCAGAAAAAGCTTAATCTCACAGCCGATGGTAAGGCGGGATATAACAGCCTGCAGGCGGCATTCTATAATTGACGGATCAGCAGAAGGTATGGTACTCTGAATTTAACCCATAGAATCCTTGTCATGGGAGAAAGGACGAAGAACAAGAAGGGGTGTTCTTCGTCCTTTTTATATTAACTGGCAAGTTAAGCACCGAAACTGAAGCCATTGTCCATGATAATATCACTGGCATATTTACATATACCAGAATCGGATATATATGTGTTGGATGCGGTACATTAACTGTCACAAATGATATAGGTGCATACTCCGCTATAGTTAGTAATCTACCACAAACGTATACAGGTAATCCTTATCCTGGTGCCTTTGTTGCGGAGGACAATACTTATAATGATTTTTATATCAATGGATCAGCAATCGTAAACCGTAAGCCAGTATCAAAAGGGCATACGTTGAGGCTATCATGTGTCTACATGTGCCAATAATTATTCAAACAATACCTTCAATATCTATATTAAAAGTATTATTTTTACTTACGACAATAGTGTTTTGCATATAATTTCCGTTCCAGTTAA